CCAATCATCACGCAGAACGCCACAACGGTGTACGTGCCAGCAGGTATGGAAGCGGATGCGGCCATGGGTCCACTGTCGGAGAGGTCCGTTTTGCGAGAGGCCCCGGAGGGGGCACTTTTACTCCCAATGGGCACGCTGCTGAACTACGCCCAAGTTCGCTCTAAGTCGAACATAGCGCCCAGCCCGATTTCGGATTTGGTGCGCGAGCAGTGTGGCATGGAGCGAGCCCACGAAGCGCCACGCAATATCGGTAAAGCCACTGTGGAGGTTCGTAAATTGCGCGAGATGGAGGGGCTCTCTCAATTGGAGCCAGACATTTTGCGCATAGCCAAAGCAGACATGCAGCAGGAGCTTGTGTCGGTAATGCTCGCGGGCGATATGGCACGCTTTCTGAGGCCACTGAGCCCTCGGGAGGCATGTTCCGGCATACCTGGGAGCACCGGGGTCAAGCGCCTCAACTTGAGCACAGCTGCTGGATTCCCTCTGAGGGGGGGAAAGCGCCCCCTTGTGCAACCATCTCCCACCGAGGAGAGCCCAGAGGCCATTGAGCCGACGGCCGAGCAGCTCTGCGAGATCGCCAACGTTTGGGCCAGGATGGAGGAGCTCGAGAGAGTCAACTTCGTCTTCAAGTGTTCCCACAAGGACGAAGCGGTCAAGATTGGGAAGGAGAAGGTGCGTGTCTTTGAGGGGGCGCCGTTTGCGATGGTGTATCTAACGCGCAAGCTGTACCTACCAGTCATGCGCTTGTACTTCATGTGCCAGTTGCAAACCGAGAGCGCTGTGGGCATCAACGCCTATGGCAAAGAGTGGGACGAGCTGTTCGAGTGGATGGCCCATTACAACCCTGCCGAGTTGGTGGAGGGCGACTGGGTACACTTTGACATGTCTGAGTCTTACCAGGAGATCATGACATTGTTCAGCATGTGGATGGAGATTGTCATTACCTATGGCGACTACACGCCATCGGAGATTAACGTGATGTGGGTGATTGCTGAGGAGACAGCCCGCCATTACGCTCTGTACAAAGGAGACATCACCCAGGTCGATGGCACCAATGCCTCGGGCAACGGTCTTACAGTGTTCATCAACAATTCGGTCAATGGCCTGCGCCAGAGGTGTGCCTTCTACGCACTTTGCCCAGGCGAGGTCGCGCCAGTTGAGAAGATGGTGCTGCGCGGGAATACTGCAGCTGGTGTGACTTTCCGCAACAATCCACGAGCGCCTTTTGAGCCATTCCTCCCCCAACTGGGGGGTCGGTTTGCTGACTACGTGCGCGCCATCTTTTACGGTGACGACTTTTTGATGGCGGTCAAGCCAAGCATCTTATCTTGGTACAATCAGCAGACTATTGCTGGTTGGTTCGCCACTCAGGGCAAGCCAATGACTGATGCCAACAAGTTGCCTTTCACAACCCCCACAATCGCGTGGGGAGAGGCCTCTTTCCTCAAGCGGTCTTTTAGGCGCGACAGCGACACGAAGAGGATGATGGCTCCGCTAGCCATTTCCTCGATCTATAAGCCATTGCACATGTGGCCCCGTGT